ACTCTAGTTCTTCCAAGAAAATCTACAGACGGACTGACCTTATTAACTTAATGAAAAATGACCCTGAAAGGTATTTAGCGTTATCTGATGAAATTCAGAAAGCATACGCTGAGAAACGGGTTAAATAACCTAATATAGAGAGAAATTAAAAATGGCTACTTCAGTATATCCCGCACAAGGCGGTACAGTAGATAACACTTCCGCAGCAACATTCATCCCAGAGATTTGGTCAGATGAAGTAATTGCTGCTTATGAGAAAACTTTAGTTCTTGCACCTTTGGTCAAGAAGATTGCAATGCAAGGTAAGAAAGGCGATACTATTCATATCCCTAAGCCTACCCGTGGCGTTGCATCAGCTAAGGTTGAAAACACCGCAGTTACTATTCAGAACGCTACAGAGGCAGAAGTTCTAGTAACTATTGACAAGCACTTTGAATACTCACGTATGATTGAGGATATTACTAACGTACAGGCTCTTGCTTCACTACGTCAGTTTTACACAGGTGATGCAGGTTACGCCTTAGGTAAGCAAGTAGATGATGATTTGTTTACACTAGGTAAGAAGTTTGGTGATGGTGATGGTACTAACTATGTAACCAGCGCTACCTTCTTTAACGATGCTACTAACGGTACTTCAGCTTATGCTGTTGACACTGTAGCTGCTGCTGACGTATTCACTGATGCTTTCTTCCGTGACATGGTACAGAAGATGGACGATGCAGATACACCTATGGACGGACGTTCATTGATTATCCCACCTTCACTACGTAATGCTCTTATGGGTATTGATCGTTATGTTAGTTCTGACTTTGTTAATGGTCAAGGTACTGTAAACGGTAAGATTGGTGAGTTGTATGGTATCGACATTATGGTGTCTACCAATGCGCCTGTAATTGAAACTGCGGCACAGAACGCTGCTGGAGGCGACATTAAAGCAGCCCTATTGTGTCATAAGGACACTATGGTACTTGCCGAGCAACAGGGAGTACGTTCGCAGACTCAGTACAAGCAAGAGTTCTTAGGGACCTTGTACACTGCTGATCGCTTGTATGGCACTCAGGTTATTCGCCCTGAGACTGGTTTTGTAATGGCTGTTAACGCCTAAGCATAACGAGTACCACTAAAGGGGAACTAAGGTTCCCTTTTTATTCATTTTATTTTAATACCACAAGGAAAGTAGGCCATGTTAGACGAAAACGAATGGGACAGATTTCAAAGATTAGAAGCAACACTAGACAAGCTATCAGCAAAGCTAGATACTATCTCAGACGTTATTATCGCAATGGCACGTATTGAAGAAAAGAACTTAGCAGCGCAACAAAGATTAGATCACCATGATGATAGGTTAAGTAAACACTCTAACGCTATTGATTCTCTAAACCTTAAGGCGGCTGCTTCTATACACAAGACTAACTTTAACGAATGGTTTATCAGGGCACTTATAGTAGGCATTGTAGGTGTTTTAACATTCACGTTGAGAGCCTAGATACATGAAAGATAATAAACTTAAAAATGCAGGTGTCTCTGGCTACAACAAGCCTAAGAGAACACCTAATCACCCTAAGAAGTCTCACGTAGTTGTAGCTAAGGTAGGCGATAAAACAAAGACTATACGTTTTGGTCAACAGGGAGTTACTGGGGATAAAACTAAAACAAAACGCTCTGACTCATTTAAAGCACGACACGGTGCTAACATAGCCAAGGGTAAAATGTCAGCAGCTTATTGGGCTAATCGTGAAAAATGGTAGTAGGGATATAGTATGGGCATATTAAGTACGATTTTTGGCAGTGGTGACGTAATAACAAAAGGCATGGATTTGATTGATTCATTCCACACCTCTACCACTGAAATGATTGAAGCTAAAACTAAGGCTAAAACAGACCTATTGGCAGCGTATGCACCATTCAAAATTGCACAACGTTACTTGGCTCTAATGTTTGGCGGGTCATACGTTATCTCATTCTGGTTATGTATTATTTTAGTTTTACTAGGCAAGCCGATGGAACCCATCATTGAAGTAATGGAAGTGTTTAGCATTTCGATGATTATGATACTCATAGTTAGTTTTTATTTTGGTGGTGGTTTAGCGGATAGCTTTAAAGGTCAAAAGGGAAGTAAATAAATGAAGACACACCTACAGCTAGTAAACAACATATTGATTAGACTACGGGAACGTGAGGTAGGTACAGTTAATGAAACAGCTTACTCTAAACTCATAAGTTTATTTATCAATGATTCTAAAGAGTTTGTAGAGGCAGCATGGGGCTGGTCGGCATTACGTGAGACTATTGCAATCAACACAGCCGACGGTACGGACACTTACACAATAACCGCTACTGACAGTCAATCTACAATCTTAGACATTACTAACACAACAAGCAAGACATTTATAACTTATCGAAATGCTGATTGGTTTAAGAAATCTTTTCTTGATGCCACTGTATCAGGTAGCCCAGTGAACTACGGTTCTGCTGGTGTAGATGCCTCAGGCTATAGTCAGATTAAATTACACCCCATCCCTGATGCTGTATATGCTCTAACAATTGATGTAGTACAACGTAATGGCGCTCTTGTAGCTGATGGAGATACACTTAAGGTGCCTCACCTACCTGTACAAACATTAGCCTACGCAATGGCCTTAGAGGAACGTGGAGAAGATGGTGGTATGTCAGCTATCTCAGCTAAAGCCTTAGCACAGAACTTCTTATCAGATGCAATAGCCTTAGACACACAGCAATACCCTGAGGAACTTATTTGGGAGGCTTGTTAGTCATGGCAAAACAATTACTATCGGCAGCTATTGCAGCACCAGCATTCTTTGGTGTAAACACTCAGGAGTCAGGTGTTACACTACAGGAAGGTTTTGCTGTACAAGCTGATAACTGTGTTATAGATAAGTATGGACGCTTAGGCGCACGTAAGGGGCGCACAACGCTCTCTGTGTCTAAAGACGGGACAAGTGATGCTAACGTAGGTGTAAACCTAAAGGGTGTATCTAACTTCAAAGACATTACGGGCACTGACCTAATGATCTCATGGAGTGACACACATTTCTATACAGGAAGTGAAGCATTACTAACGGTTACCCCTACAACCTCTGACACTATATCAGCAGGTAACTGGCAAGCTGCTACATTGAATGATCATCATTACTTCTTTCAAAGAGGTTACATACCTTTAGTATACACAAATTCAAGCGGCTCAGTAGAGTTTGAATCTTTTGCTGAACATGATCACACTACATCAGGCTACCCTAGTGCTAATACAGTCCTAGCAGCTTATGGTAGGCTATGGGCGGCAGATACAGCTACTAACAAGACTACAGTATACTTTAGTACGGTACTTGATGGTAACAAGTTCTCTACGGGAACCTCAGGAACCTTAGACATATCTAGTGTTCTCACTCAAGGTATGGACGAGATTGTAGCCTTAGGTGCCCACAATGGTTATCTAATTATCTTCTGTAAGAATAACATTATTATCTATGGTGATGGTGATAACTTTCAGACAGGCATGACTACAACCAGTTTAACCTTAGTAGAGGTTATCCAAGGTGTCGGGTGTATCGCTAGAGACTCCGTACAGAACACTGGAGAGGACATCTTATTCTTAAGTACCTCAGGTGTACGTTCACTTAATCGTACCGTACAAGAGAAATCTCAGCCTATGCGGGACGTATCTAAGAATATACGTGATGATGTTATACAAGCATCTATTTTAGAAAATAAAGAACTGATTAAAGCTGTCTACTCACCTCTTAATGCTTTTTACTTAATAACTTTTCCTACGGCATTAATTACATTTTGTTTTGACACAAGAATGCCTTTAGAGGACGGTTCACTCAGGGCTACTTTCTGGCCCTCAATGTTACCTACAGGTTTCTTATCTAAAGACTCTGACTTATTTTTCTCAGGGTCTAACGGTGTAGAGAAGTACCTCGGTTACAGCGATAATGGCGTTAAGTATGAAATGGATTACTACAGTAACTTCTTTGATCTTGAAATGCCTAACGTCAGTAAGATTGTAAAGAAAATATCAGCCACTACAGTAGGTGCTACAGGTCAAGACTTTAGACTTAAGATCGGTTATGATTATAGCCCTGTGTTTTACAGCTATGCTTTTACTTTAGACGTAGGCAATGTGACTGAATATGGCGTAGCTGAGTATGGTATTGCCGAGTACCTTGGTTCTATAAAGATAAACAATCAACAAGCTAATTCTCAAGGGGCAGGAGCTATTATACAGATAGGTTTTTCTATTGACATTAATGGTGCCCCTTTTTCAATTCAAAGGATTTCATTATATGCTAAACAAGGGAAGGTATTATAGTTATGTCTAATTATACCAAAGCAACTAACTTTGCGACTAAAGATTCTTTACCTACAGGTAGCGCACTTAAGATCGTAAGCGGTACAGAGATTGATACTGAGTTTTCTAATATAGAAACAGCAGTAAACACTAAGGCTAACATATCTAGCCCTATATTTACGGGCGACATTGGTATGCCTGATAACTCCATTGACAAGGCTATGATTGGTGCAGACCAAGTAGACGGAAGTAAGATTGAAGATGATTCCATTAACTCTGAACACATTGCAGATGGAGCCATTGACCTTGCTCACATGAGTTCACAATCTGTGGATGAAGATAACCTATACATTTCCAATGCTGGTACAGATGGTCAGTACCTACAGAAACAGTCTGGCAACTCTGGTGGTTTGACTTGGGCAAATGTTGCTGGACCTGCTCCCCAAGTTTCTGGTCATGTACGAGCAGGTAATACGCAGATAGTAGATGGTAG